GTTAGGGCTGCCGACCTGTGCGGTCGGAGGATGGTTGCGCGGATCGGGACGCAGGTTAGGCACTCGCGCGCTCCCACACCTGCGTCTCATCGTCGGGGTTGGTCGTGCCCGCGTTGCGCTTCACCTGCACCGCCCGGTCGTCGTACAGCACCTGCATCTCGTGGTCCTTCACGGCAGTGATAGGTAGGAGTGCGCCAAGGTTCTGATGCATCCACTTTCGAATAGCGGGATGCGGCTTGCGGGCGGTGAACAGACGCACGTCTCGGCCTTCGCGGAGCCACTTACGCACTCGACGCACCATGGGCTCAATGGGCGCACCAACATGATCTTCACCCCGGAATCCATCATACTCGGCCAACGTTCCGTCGAGGTCCACCCCGATCCAACCTTGCCCGGTGTCACGTGGGTTCTCGGTCACGACTTGACGGTGGCGTCGAACGGCTGGCCGATGGTCATCAGCACCTTGGACGACGCTGCGTCGGGCAGCTTCTGCGGGTCTACGGCTGGGGCAGCTGGCGGAGGATAGGGGAAGGCCTCGTTCGGGGTCGGCGACGCCTCCTGCGTGGTGCGGAGAGGCTTGACGGGGCTGTCCGGGAAGAAAGCGTCGTGCAACCGGGTGAGCAGGCCCACTTCCACCGAGTGCAGCTCGGCGGGGATGCTGGCGAGCATGGTTTCCAGCCGTGCCAGCTCGGTGCGAGCGGCGGAGATTTTGAAGGAGAGGTAGTCGCGCACAGAGCTCATTGCAGGATCCTTGGTTTGGTGACACCGTCGACTTGTGAGGCGAATTCGCCGTTCCACTTCCCACGCACCATGCCCATGCGCTCGAGCAGCTCTCCGCCGCCCATCACGATGGCGTGCTCCAGCTCGCTGACGGTGGCGGCTTGGGGCACGTCGACTGTGTACCCATAGCGACCGTCCATCGCCATGTTCTTCAGCACCAACGTGCCGCCCGGTGCCCAGCCGATGGCCCACAGGTGGAGCGGGTAGTGCCGGGTGAGCAGATTGGCGGCCATGCGCGCGAGCAGCTCCATCTGCGCCTCACCCTCGTCGATGCTGGTGCGCTCGACGAGAGCGATATCGGCGGTGTCGTTGCTGTCCATGATCAGTCGTAAATCCCTGTGTTGTTCATGTCGGTGCTGTCGTACTTGCGTCCACCGCTGAATTCGTAGATGCCGTGGTCGGGAGCGTTGAACTCGCTACCCCATGCACGCATCACCATGTCGAGCCAGCTGAAGGTGCGCACCACAGGTGCGTTGCCGAGATTGCTGAGTTGCTGCAGGGTTTGTGCGGCCATCACGTGTACTCCGGTTCAAACTTGCTGCGGTCCACGTACATCGCTCGACGCAACTGCTCGGCGGTGCGCTTGTCGTTCACGATGCGGCTGGGCTTGTCGGCGCGCACCCAGTCCGCGAACGTGCTCGTGCGCGAGTGCCAGTTGTCCTCACCGTCGTCGTACCGCGATGGCTCAGACATATTGTGGCTCCGCGTAACGTGGCTCACGGTAGCTGGGAGCCTTGGGCTCCATGTCGTAGATGCGCGAGGCAGCATCGACGAGGTCCACAAGCCCACCGAACGGGAAGTAGTGCACCTGCATCCGGAACTGCTCGGTGAGGTCGTACAAGTTGCCCTCGCCGTCCTTGCGCCTGATGGGCTTGGCGATACGGTACTCGTAACCCGGCATCATGCGGCGCTGATTGGCTGTGAGCTTGTCGGGGTCAGTGGCGTAGGGCACAAACAACTTGTGCCCACGGATGTCTGGGCCAAGCCGCTGCACTCGGTCGACCTTGCTGCCGTCGCCTTCGCGTGGCCATGCGAGCTCGGTGATGTCGAAGTGGAGCCGTGTGAGTCGCTGCTGCTCGTGGAAGTAGTCCAGATCGCTCTGAGCGCCGAACGCCTCGTAGCCGACGTACACAGCCTGCACCCCGACCTGTTGGCGCCACTTGACGACCAACTGTGCCATGCGCTGCCACCGCTCCATCAGGTCCATGCGGTGGTTGTACCCATCGAGCAGGTACTTGTTGCTGGCGTAGTCAATCCCCATCACGCAGAATGCTGTGTTGGCGCTGTCGCGCTTCTTGCTGCGCGCCGGATCGCACATGATGTACATGGCCAGCGTCTCGGGACGAATCTCGTACTCTTGCAGGTCGCTCACATCGAACATACGCTGCTGGCCAGCGAGTGGATTCTGCAGCATCTGACACGCGATCGTTGCTTCGCCTTGGTCACGCACCTTCGTGTCCCACACTTCCTGTGGGAACAGCACCGGGTGGCCGCTGATGGTGCCGTCGTGCGTGGCCGGGTAGATGCGCACCTTCACTGCTCCGCGCTTCATCATCGACTCGTACGTGTCGCCGTAATGGTAGCGGGTGCCAATGTGCCATTTACGCCCACCCACAGCACCAAGGTTGTCCGACAGCTCCCACATCTCGGTTGTCTTGTGGATCTGCTCCGGCGTCGACACAGACTCCTTCACCACCACGTCGTCGTACACCAGCAGCTGAAAGTGCTTCGAGGTCGGCATTCCGTCGACGAGTCCGTGTGCCTCGACGGTGGCCTCCTTGGGGTTGGATTTTCGCTTGACGGTGATGCCGCCGTCGAGCGACCACTGCACGCTGTCCCTCTCCGGGTCTTCGTGAATCACGTCGGGGAACAACTGCTTCAGCCGCGAGTTGGCCTCGAACTCCTGCTTGATCTGGCGGAGGAAGGCTTTGGCGATGCCCTTGGTGTGGCTGAAGATGCCGATGGTGATCTCGGGGTCCCGGAGCACTTCCTGAATGATGCCTGCGTAGGTGATGATGGTGGACTTGTAGTGCTCGCGTGCCCACAGGTCCAAGTACCCATCCGGCGCACGCTCCACCTCTCGACACCGCGCATAAAGCCATGGGTGCAACATGTCGCGTCGGCCGAGGATCTGCACCAGCAGGAAGAATCGGTCGTACAGGCAGAACGCACGCACCAGCGGCAGGTTGCGGTAGCTGTCGGTGCGTCGCTCCCACTCGTCAAACAGGCCCAACAGCGGCACATCGTAGATGTCCGCAGGAGCGGCGCTGCGCAGGAGCGCGCTCACTTGCCTGGCTCCGGCGGCTGCTGCGCCTCTACAACACCGCGCACAGCGGCGCGCAGGCTCGGTGCGTCCATCAGCCCGAGTGCGATCTCGAGCGGCGAGTTGCGGTCGCCCTTCAATGTGACGGACTGGAGCTTGGCGTGAATGTATGGGGCCAGGTCGGTGGCGACCTTGCACGCGGCCAAGGCTTCGGTCTTGGCCTTGTTGCGAAGCTTCTCGCGCTTGGCGGCGGCGGTCTCCAGCTCACTGAGCTTCATCAGCCCCTTGGACTCAGTGTAGAACACCTTCATGGTGTCCATCAGCACTTCCAATGGTGAGCAGTCGATCTGCACCGCGCGCGCAACCAACTTGTCGGTGATCTTGGCGCGCTGCTTGGGGCGGAGCGCAACCTTGCGCTTCTGTGCCTTCACCCCTTTGGGTCGGCCAGTCTGGTTCGGCCTGCGCCCGCCATGGTTGTTGGGGTTGGCCATGGCTTTATTTTGCTTCAACCATCAGCTTGTGGGCCAGTGGGCACGAGCGACTCAGATCGTTGTGCAGCAAATTCGCCCAAGCAGCGCGTGTTGCAGCGTTGGCTGATGCGAACTGATGAAACGAAGAAACAAACTCCTCGTACTCAGCCTCGCACCCAACAAACGCGTCTGGCTCCGCGCTCAATGCGCCAACATGCCTCATCGGCGGAACCAACACCCAGCCACTTCAGGAACCCGCGTCGTGAGATCACGTGTCGCCGCCGTAGTTGTGATAGCCGTCGTAGCCGGTGCGCGCACCATAGGCTGTCTCGTTCTCGACGAACAGCTTGAGCCGATCGGGCACATTGCGATTGACGGTGCGCTTGATCACGGCATCCAGCTCATACGAGCCAGTCATGTCCGGAGTTCTTCGCCAATCCTTCGGCGCGCATTCGTGTGGGGTGTATCCTTTGGGCCATCGCATCGAACGACTCCTGCTGAGGGGCAACGAATCGGAGGCACTCACGCGCACGCAAATATCGATCCAGAGACATGAGTATGCCCCATACCGCACGCCTTGGGTGGCTCATAACGCATGCCCAATTCGCACCCAAAACAGAAGTACGGGGGATCCGTGGGATCCGCGGGATCCGGCAGCCGCCCTCTCCCGCTACTATATTATATTATATGCTCTCTCCTATTTGATATTACTGTAGCGCACAGATAGGTTATGCATCCCCCGGATCCCCCGGATCCCCGTAAACTCCCTCACTCCCCGTGCCATATCAGCGAGTTACAAACAACGGGGGATCCGCACCCCTCTCATTTCAGATCCCCCGGATCCCCCGCATTTCTCACCGATCCACGGCTTCCCAGAGCTCCGGCTCCCGCGTCACCGTCACCCGGAACCCGATCGCGCGCACCGACGCGAGCACCGATTCGCTCAGAGTCTTGG